AGACTTGGGTTCATCAACCGCATAGCCAACCCGGCGAATGCTTTCCTGCATCCGTTCAATGGCCTGATCGTAGGTAGCCGCTGGCCCGTCTGATGGCGCGATGAATGAGGGAGTTTCACCCTCATAGATCAGCATATTGTTGGTGCCGATGGTGGCTGACACTTGATCTGCGCTAAACATCGGCGCACTGGCCGATGGGATTTGGTACGCCAGCACGCTGAAGGTCTGACTGCGCAAAATCTCATCACGCTCTGACGTGGCGTTATAAATGCGACGCGACAAATCCGCTATCTGCGCAAACCCGCCAATGTGCGGGAATGGCCCCGACTCGGTAAATGCCAGCACCGGACACTCACCAAAGGGGTGCGGGCCTGACTCAAGCACGCGCTCACCCTGCATGATGCGCCATTCAGACCCATCCCAGTACCGGTCCACCGACAACTCTTTACCGCCGACCTGCATTGACGCTGAAATTTTCACCCACTTGAAACGCTTGCGCTCGTTTAGCTCAAAGCCCGTCACCCGTTCGGGCTCGATAGCCGTCAGATACGGCATCAGCCGACGCTCGATCGCATCCTGCACCGATTGACTTTGCTCTGTGGGCAATTCGATCAACAGCAGCATGGACCCGCGCGCCTTGGCTTCGACCATGAATGTTGACCAAAACACATCCAGATGGTTATTGGCCCAATCCGCATCCTGCACCATGGCATCCACCAGCGGGTTATTCAAGCCATCGCGCACCGGGGACCGCTTGGTGATGTACCCCACAAAACGCTCGCAAGCCGCGCGCAGGTGATTCTCATAAACCGCCACGGCTGCACGCGCTGCAAACTTCAAGCCGCTCTCGCGCGGGTACGGTATCAGGTGGCACTTGCTGGTGACCGCGTAGGGCTTGCTTAATCCAGACGCATCAACTGTGTGCAGCACGCTGGGCGCAAAGCCCCCGCTGCCGTTTAGCGCCTCGGCCAGAAAAGTAAAACGCTCAGGGTAATGGGTGTCAGTGGTTTGCATATAGCCATCGAATGTCGAATGAAACTGTCCAGCAAAAAGGCAATGAATGGACAAACCGCTTTCATGCTCACCCACCAGAGCAAGCCGCGACGGCAAGGCTCAAACCCTCATAGGCCATTTACCCACCCATGTTTGAACTGGACACCATCAAAGACAAGCTCGACAGCGAGACGCTGGCGGCTTTGAAGTCGCACCTCGACGATTTAGCTGGCTCGCGTGACGCGGCCAAGCGTGAATCCATCGACGGGCGCAAAGCCTTGAAAGCCAAGGTTGATGAGTTGCAAACCGCACACTCAAAAATCCTTGACAAGCTCGGTATTGAAACGCTTGACGATCTGGACAACCTGCCAGACCCGAAAGCAGTCAAGACCGAAGCCGATACATCACTCAAACAATTCGAGGCACGGCTAAAGCGTTTCGAGCGTGAGCGTGATGACGCGGTCAAGGCGCGCGAAGCGATGGTGGCCCAAATGACGCAGGCGAAAAAGCAAACCGCTATCTCGCAGGCCATTGCAGCGGGCGGGTTTCATGACACCGAGGCAGCCGAGCTATTGCTGGCACGCGCCATCGAGCAGCAAGACGACGAGTTTCTATTCAAGACCAAAGACGGCCGGTTTATCCCCTTGAGCGACGGCGCGAAGCTGATCGCCACGGAAAAGCCGCACTTGGTCAAAGCACCGCAAGGCACGGGAAGTGGCTTTCGGGACAGTGGGGGCAAGACCTCCAAGACCATGCCACAGGCCGCATTCGATGCGCTACGCCCCACAGAGCGAGCCGCAAAGATGGCCGAAGGCTACACCCTCACCGAAGCCTAACTTTTAAAGGTAACCCATGGCAAACGTATTTAGTGCATTACAGCCTTTGCTGTATTCAACCGCTCAAGAGGTCTCATCCGAGCCTTTTGGCGTGATCAGCGGTATATCCGTATCCTTTGACGATAAGGGTGTAGCCCTGGGCGACACCGTCAAAATCCCCATCGCGCCCACCCGCAGCACCGCCGACTACACCCCGGCCATGACCACCACGGCAGGGGCTGATGCCACCGCATCAACCGTTGACGTGTCCATCACGGCCAACAAAATGGTGTCCTGGAACATTACAGGCGAACAACTGCGCAGCCTGCAAAACGGCAACAACAATGCCGAATGGGTCCGCCAGATGATGGCCCAGGGTATGCGTGCCATCCGCAACGAAGCCGAAATTGCCTGTGCTGTTGCCATCAAGCAAGGTGCATCACGCGCAGTGGGCACCGCTGGCACAAACCCCTTTGCCAGCGACATTGCCATCATCCCCGACGTGCGCAAGGTATTGTTTGACAACGGCGCGCCATTGTCTGACCTGCAACTGTGCATCAACAGCACCGCAGGCGTTGCCGCGCGCAAGCTCGGCATCATCCAGCAAGCCTACCAGGCCGGGACCGACGCAGAACGCCGCAGTGGCGAACTGATGCGCCAGTTTGGCTTCAGCATCCGCGAGTCAGCCGGTATTGCCACCCACACCAAGGGCGGTGGCACCAGCTACGTTACCAGCGGCTCCACAGCCGCCGGTGTCAAAGACATCGCGCTGGTGACAGGCACGGGCACGGTACTGGCTGGCGACGTGGTGACTTTTGCCGCTGACACGGTCAACAAGTACGTGGTCAATACCGGCGTGGCAGCACCCGGCACGATCAGCCTTGGCCGCCCTGGCGCACGCGTCACCATTGCCACGGCAAACGCTATGACCATCGGCGACAGCTTCACGGCCAATTTGGCCTTTGAGCGTAACGCCGTGGTCGGCATCATGCGCCCGCCGGTCATGCCGCCCAACCCGCTGATTCAAAGCACCATGATCAGCGACGGCCAAGGCTTGACCTACCTGCTGGTGCAAATCGCCGGTGACGGCATGGTGACCTGGCGCTTGCACCTTTGCTACGGCTTCAAGGTCGTGCAGAGCGAACACGTTGCCATTGTGCTTGGCTAAACGCCATGGACGCGCTGATTGTCATGACCAAAGCGGGCGAATCCATCCAGGTTCACCCGTCTTGCGTTGCCGACCATCAGCGCGCAGGCTGGGTAATCGACACATCACCCAAGCCGGTAGAAGTTTTACCCGATGTCACAGAAACCAAACCCATCAAGACCCGCGCCCGCAAGGCGCAACCGTAAGGATTTTTAATCATGGCTTACCATTTCCCAGCCGGCACAAAAGGCTTTTTCTCCACCACTCTGGCCGCCGCAAAAACCGTTTCTGCCATCACCAACGCCACCCCGGCAGTCGCCACGTCTACCGGCCACGGCTACACCGACGGCGACCCCATCATGCTCACCAGTGGCTGGCAAGATGCAAGTGATACCGTTTTTGAAGTTGACCAACTCAGCGCCGACACCTTTAGTTTGCTTGGCCTTAACGCCACCGACACCAACGTCTATGCCGCAGGCACGGGTGCAGGCACGGCAAAAAAGGTGTCAGACTGGGTTGAAATCCCGCAATTGCTGACCCTCACCACCAACGGCGGCGGCATCAAATATGGCACGGTTGACCCCATCGGCTCACGCCAGGCCAGCAAGCAGCCCGTGGGCTTTGAAGCTATCGGCATTGACATGAAGCTGGGTTACGACCCGACCAACGTCACCATCCAGACCTTGCAAGGTCTGACCCGCTCGTTCAGCAAGTGCGTCTTCAAGCTGGTTCTGCCCGGTGGCGGCCGTGTCTATGGCTACGGCAACATTGCGTGCAGCGAAGTGCCCGAGATCGGCAGCAAAGAAACCCCGCTGCAAATCACCGCATCCATCGGCTTTGATGGCCGCGCCATCAGCTACGGCGCATAAAGCCCACAGTGGCGCGGCTAAACCCCGCGCTGCATTCAATTTTTGTTTCACGCCCCCAGGCCGCACCTGAACCGGGCCTTTTTGCAACCCAACCAGATAAAACACCATGGCCATCAAAATCACCGTCTCCAACACCGTCGCCTTTAACGTCAAAGGCACCATCAATGACGCAAACGGCATCGCCCAGCCCTTCAGCTTCAAACTGACTTG